TAGCATCCTCCTGAGTGACTATTGTAGCCCTCTGGGGGTTTGTTAGGAGTACGTCTCGTGTGGTTATAGGGCCGGTACTTCCCCCTCCTCCAGTACCGCCTCCGGGTTTACCAGAGGAGCCTGTGCCGGAACCACCATCACCACGGTAAATAGGCATAGAACGCTCCTGAAATACAAAGAAAAGAAAAGGGGCCATTGCTGACCCCTGTGTTACACTTAAGCGGCAACGCCTAAGATAAGTCCAGCCTCTGGGCGATACGTTTGTACGCCGTACAGAGTGTCAGCAGTGTACAGAGTTGACAAGTACTCCTGCTTGTACTGGGTTTGCGAACGTACTGCCATTTGCTCTGCGAGGACAATAGCGTCCTTGTGGAAGAACAAACAACCACGTACACCTGCGTCCAAGGTAGGAGCATTAGATGATACGTATACGTCTACACCGTAGAGGTTACCGATGAGTCCAGATTCAACCGCACGTCCGTTAACAAAGTCACTAGAGACGTAACGATCAATACCCATGATGTCACGTCGTGCTGACGGAGGTACAACCAAGACACGGTTGTCCATAGGTACGTTGTTATCATCTAAGACCTTGATAGCCTCACGGAAGCCTTCGTCGTTAAACGCCAAAGCAGTGCCACCAGCGGTGAAAGCCGTGATAGAGTCAGCATCAAACATCCAACTAGCAGAGTTTACCCAGCTAGCGCCACCTGTGGGGTTAGGAGTACGAGTACCATCACCAAAGCCAGTAGCACAGTTAATCAACGAGGTATCAACTTGTGTAGCCAATTGATAACCAGCGTCTTCTGTGTAGAACTGACGTAGACTGGTGAGAGCCTGTACTTCTACGATGTCTTCGATGAAACGCGAGTACTCAAAGTGCTGGTCAATAGCAATTGTCAACTCTTCTTCTGTATTCGCTTGGATGCTAACAGCCGTATCCTTAACTTTGGCTGATACTTCACCACGGATGGGCTTAGGTACGTGAATCAAGTCACCTTTCTTACCCGACATGCCCATACGCTTGACGAGAGGTGCCATCTTGAGGTTCTTTTGAAAAGAGGCAATAATTTCATCACTCCAGATTTCTGGAATAAAGGTTGCCGCTGTATCTACGTTGGTAATACCGGCGGGGCCGGGATATACTGCTTTTCCTGCTGACATTGTATGTCTCCTAAATTATTTTACCCTCCCGTCTGCATAGGCGGCCATTATTTCAGGCTGTAGTGCCATGTAGCGGTCAGGATCACTTTGCATAAGTTTAATAATGTCAGCCCGACGATAAATCTTCTTACGTGACCCTTCTGATGATCCACGAGCGTTACCTGTGCTCGCCGCCTTAACAGAGTTCTTACGTGCCTGCTTCTCAGCTTGCGCTGTCTGTTGTACTGCTTGATTCTTATCCTTCCAGAGTTCAAACAGTTCATTAGCAGAATCGTAATCGTACTGTTGGTCAGCTTCTACAAATAACCTTGTTCTAATCTTTGACCCCTTGATCCAGTCAGCAAACTTAGGATCCTGTAACACTTGCTCCATATCAGGATGCTTCTGTTGAAGCTGGGCTAACGCGGCTTGCTTCTTAGCTTGCTGTGTGTACGCCTGTGCTTCTTTGATCTGAGGGTGATTATCAATTGCTCGTGAAACAGCAGTCTTAGGATCAATAAAGAAATCTGTGTCATCTTCATCATCTGGCTGTGTTTCAGGTGCTTTCTGCGCGAGTTGTGTCTGGATGTGTTCATCAACAACCTTTCGTAACTCACCTACTTCCGTACTCTGTTTACCTGTAAACTTCTCGAGTTCTTGGTGCATCTGCACTAAGTCCTCAACAGACTTACCTTGGTACTTTTCCGGTAGCGTGGATTCTTCTGGAGTTTGTTCCTCTACTTGAGGAGTCTCCATCGAATCTTGAGTATCTAATGTATCAGTTGTCTCTGTGTCATCCTCTGGACGCTCATCTATTAATGTTGCTCTTGACATTCTAAACTTACCCCGCCGTAATGGTTATGGAGAAATACAATGGAAGTTGCCCCTAAGGATTTCCGCTAGTTACTACCAGCCTTCTGGTGCTCACGTACCCACTTGCTGTGACGCCCCGGAAAATCTCCAGAGGCCCCCTCAAGTACATGGTTTGTAGCTGATACAATCTTTGTAGCATTGGCACCACAGTCGCACCTACTGACCGTAATATCCTCTGTTACAAATTCTTCAAAGATATGACCTTGGTCACACCTAAAGTCAATTACTTTAATCATCTTTCTCTTCACTAGCCTCATCATAGTTAGTATTTACTATGCTTTCCATATTAATTAAATGAGCTAGTACATTAAGTTGACCCTTACGGAAGTACATATCATCTGGGTCTTTAGTAGCTTCAACACTGTTAATATTAAAGGCATTACTACTAAATTCCTGAATAAGTTGCTTCCAACCAGCGGTTGAAAAAAGACTAAAGTAGTTGTCATAGTATTCTTGTGTATCTTGGTCCATCTTGAGGCCTC